ATCGGCATTCATCAAGCAGGTGGTCAGTTTGGATCTGTTCGTAGTGTACGAATAGATCAAGATGATATCACAGCTGCGATCAAACATTTCGATCGTCCATTAATTCAAGCTAATATTCCATCATTGTCAGCTCCCTCTGCTAAAAGAGTTTTGGGGCCATTGAGACAGCATGCGGCAATTCGCTACATGAAGAAAGGAACAGCTTGTGTTTATGGATCATTTCTTGGATTTAGATCAAAATCACGAAGTAAGGTTGGAATGACACTTTTAGGAGATGTCATTAAGCGCGAACGTAATTGGGAAATTCCCTATGCTCGACCTGACTTGAATGATTGGAGACCAATTAAATTTGCCCTGGAAGATACTGTAAGCCAGAATAATTGTATTCGTGGCGATATCTTGGATATGGCAAAGAAAGGTTTCATTGATGACATCTTAGCTGGTTTGAAATCAGAAGAATTGAAAGGATTGCAAGTGTTGTCCGATCATGCGACTGTGAACGGAATCCCTGGTGTACGTTTCATTGATAAGATGAAATTTTCTACATCGATGGGAGAACCCTATAATACTACGAAGAAATCATTTCTTGTTCCTGATCCAACGGAAGCTAGCCCTGAGGGGAAAAAGTTTATTCCGGAAGTCATGGATAGAATTGACCGAGTGATGAACCTATATACAAATGGCATACGTGCTTGTCCTGTTTACGCAGGAAATTTGAAAGATGAAGTTCGTCATGAGAAGAAAGTGAAAGCTGGAAAGATCCGCATGTTTAGTGGAGGTCCAGTTGATTGTGCGTTTGTAACGCGGAAATTTCTGCTTTCATTCGTGAAGATGCTTCAGGAGCATCAATTGTTGTTTGAGGCTGCACCTGGGTGTGTAGCTCAAAGTTTAGAATGGGAAGCGTTTCGCGAACACTTAACTCAGTTCGGTCTTGATCAATTGATCGCAGGAGACTATCGAGCATTCGATAAGTCAATGATTGCGGCGATGATTATGGCTGCTTTTGATGTGATCATTGCGATCCACAAGGCAGCTGGTTGGACTGATGAAGAGTGTCTCCC